AAAATCGTAGCAACGCAAACCAAGGACGTAATCAACAACAAATTCGCCGTGCATTTGCAGATTTTGTTTTAGGTAATATTAACGAATCAGAAGCACGTACGTTAGGGTTGGTAACAGGAAATGGATCGGTCACAGTACCTGATTTCTTGAGCCGCGAGATCATTACTTATGCGCAAGAAGAAAACTTCTTACGTCGCTTAGGTACAGGTGTTTCTACTAGTGAAAACATCAAATACCCTATCCTAGTCGAAAAAGCTGATGCGCAAGGTCACAAGTTAGAACGAACCACTGATATGCCAGAAACAGATATCGAATTTGACGAGATTGAACTTTCGCCATCAGAATTCGATGCCTTAGCAACTGTAACAAAAGCTTTGTTAGCGCGTACCGGATTGCCTATTGAACAAATCGTGATTGATGAGTTGAAGAAAGCTTATGTACGAAAAGAAACACAATATATGGTTCACGGCGATGAAACAGACAACGTGAACGATGGTGCATTGTCTAAGAAAGCTGTTGAATTTACAACAACTGAAACAACGCTTTACGACGCTTTAGTTAAAATGAAAAATACGCCAGTCAAAGCTGTACGTAAAAAAGCACGTTGGGTATTAAACACCGCTGCTGTCACTGCTATTGAATTAATGAAGACAGATGATGGTTTACCGCTATTACGTCCACTCGATGCACCAGTTGAAGGTTGCAACTACAAGTTGTTGGGTTACCTGGTCGAAGAAGAAGAAGCTGTTGATGAAACGGATCCTTCCCAACCAGTATTCTACTTTGGGGACTTCTCTAAATTCTTCATTCAAGATGTTACTGGATCGTTAGAAATCCAAAAACTTGTTGAATTGTTCGCTCGTACAAATCGTGTAGGTTTCCGTATTTGGAGTTTGATTGACGGACAATTGATCTATTCACCATTTGAAGTTCCAGTATACAAATTCTTACCAACAGTGACACCACCTGCTGGCGGCGGTGAATAATCATGGCTGATGAACCTAAAGAGTTATCTTTGGAAGAAAAGTTCAAGGCGCATATTCATTTTGAAGAGGGTATGGATGATTCCATGCTCTCTTTCTATTTGGAGATGGCCAAGGACTACGTGATGACCGCTACTGGTGGCCAAAAAGAATATTTGATTTTATTGGTGGCTGGTATTGGTTATGAGTATCGGGTTGCTGAAGGTGAATTAGAAGCAGCGTTGAATGCCATTACACCATTTATTGTACAAGGGGTGATCCAAAATGCCGAAGCGACAGACCAACAAACTTAGGTGGAAAGCTAAATTATTGGATATCGTCGAAACAGTTGACGATCGTGATCGACCGGTCACTGAATACCAAGAAAATCGTGATCTTTGGTATCAGGATATCGGCGTGACTGCACAAGAAAAATATCTTTCTCAACAGGCTAAAACTGACGTTGTCAGACGGATTAAGATTAGATTGGATAAATCTATCACCGAAAAGCTAAGTGCCGTTAGAATTGATTCTGTGGCTTATAACATTACTCGTATTTATACGAATGTTGATGATCGTGAAATGGAGTTGAGTTTAGCCTATGTCGATTAATTTAAATGAATTGAGAGCGTTGCTTAAAACACTCCCATACAAACTATATCGGGATATGGCGCCCAAAAACACAGCCTATCCTTATATGGTTTACACCTACGATAGCACTGAAAATGTTCATGCCAGCAGCAATGTCTATCGTCGGAAACGAACCTATCAATTGTCATTGTTTACTGACGGAACCGAAGATGACCTATTGCCGATTGAAGAATTGTTTGCAAAGAACAAGATTCAGTATGGCGATTTCTATTCAACTGCTGGTTCTGAAAATGATGAAACGATCACTAATTTCTATACAGAAATACAGGTGATTGTCGATGGCTAGAAAAAACGGATTTGAAGATCAAGCTGACTTCTTTGGCAATTTGATGAAACAAGACCCAACGAAGATTACAATGAAGTCTCTAGAAGAAGCTGCTGAGTACTACTTGCAAATGCTTATGCCAAACATTCCAGAATCTTTATTTAACAAAGAACATGCGAAAGATCATGTAAAAGTTGAAATAGGAAAGAAGAATGTGCAAGTTGCATTTGAGAATACAGCTTATTATTGGCGGTTTCCGGAAAACGGCACGGTTGATCAAAAAGCGCAACGCTTTGCAAGCAAGACTTACAAAAAACATAGCGATAAAATCGCTGAAATTATGACAAGAAAAATTATGAACCAATGGAAAGGATGATTTCTTTGGATGCAAAAGAAATTAAGTTTTTTGAAGGATTAGATGATGTATTGATCACAATGATGCTAACACCTGAGTCACCGAATGCTGCACCAACTTATGACGAGATCGTACGTTTACCAATTGCCACAGAGTTGGCTATTAGTGGTAACGGATCTACATTAGAGAAATACGCTTCTAGCAAGCTTTTCCGCTCGATCGGGCGAGAAACTAAACACGAAATTGGCTTAACGCATGTTGGTATTCCTGTTTCTTTGATGGATAGGATTAAAGGTTTGGTTGCTCAAAAAGGGGTTACTTTCAATAAAACCAATGCCGTTGAATTACCATACTTTGCTTTTGGATTTATCGGAAATATTGAAGGTGGGGGCAAGAAAGCTGTTTGGTACCCTAAAGTACAATTATCAAATGTTATTGATGAAACATATGTTACAGCAGAGGCAGAAATTGAAATCAATGATGTAACAGCGAATCTGAATGCTTATGGGTTGAACTTCAATAATGTCATGTACTCAACATTTGATTCTTACCGTGAAAGCGCAGAAGGAATCACTTTGGACCAATTTATTGCACAACCGGTCTATAGTGAAGAACAATGGGCAACCTTATCTGCAGCACCATCGGGTGGTGGCGACTAATGGCAAAATTATCCGATTATGGCATTACGTTAGGCGAATTAGAAACAGTCACTATTCAAGGGCATAAATTTCCGGTAGATGCCACCATGGAAACATGGGAATTTATCGCTGAAATCTATGATCAAGATTATTCTGTTTTTGAAGCAGATATGAATGACATGTTAAAACGAGCAGATGGCAGAATGGATTTAAGAACTGTTACGCCATCTGATTTTAAAATTATGCGGGCATTGATCTATGGTATGCTGCGAACTGGCGGACTTGATGAAGATCCTAAGACGATCGAACGTTTCTTAGGAATGGGCGAGGAAGTGCTGCAAGTCTACTCAGTTTGCATGCGGATCTACGCGCCAAAACAATTCCAAGAGGTAGACTTAAAAAAATCCAAAAAGCCACAAGACTATCAAGCCTCAAAAACCCAAAAAAGAAAAAATCAAAAGCGAAATCACAAGAAGAACCGCTAGGCACGCCTTGGGATTTCTATCTTTATGTAGCCCTCACTCTATTGAATTGGAGTGAGGATTTCTTTTTACGAGCAACGCCAAACTTGTGGCTTAAATCCTATATCCAGTGGCTATTAGCGAATGTTCCAGATTTTGAAATACCTGAAACGACTACGCTAGACAATAGCCCGTTCTGGTAGAAAGGAGAGAAGCATGGCGAAAAACACAAAAGAGTCTGATGTAGTCCTCAATTTTAGGATGAATGGTGAAGTTGCTTATTCTAAAACGATCAAAGAGATCAATAATGACATGAAATTGGCGACTCTTGAATACAAAAATCAGATATCCGGCATGGACAAAAATGCGAGTGCGACGGAAAAGCTAGCAGCTGCTAAACAAAAGCTTGAAAAACAACTCGATATTTCAACCGCAAAGACCGAAGGGTTACGAGAGGAATATAAAAAAGCTGCAGAGGAGACCGGCGAAAATTCCGAAAAGACTCGTAAGCTTTATGAAATGTTGCTTAAAGCTGAAACAAGCGAAAACAACTTGCGTAAAGCACTACAATCTACGAATGATGCGCTAGATGCGCAAGGTAACAAGGCATTAACCACTGCTGAAAAGTTGGAAAAGATCGAAAAAGCTGGCGAGAAAATAAAAAGCGCTGGTGAAAAATTATCCGTTGGTGTTACGGCACCAGTTGTAGCAGCCGCTACAGTAGGTGTGAAAACATTTAATGAGTTATCTAGCGCTCAAAAGTTAATCGAATCAGCTTTTGGATTAACTAAAAAAGAAGCAGAATCTATGAACACAGCGGTTGAAAATATTTTCGCTTCAGGAATGGTCGAAACGATCGATGAAGCAAAAGAAGCCGTTATTAGCCTTGGCAATCAGTTTCCTGAACTAAGAAAGCAAAGTTCGACTGTCATAGAAAATATGATTAAGCAAGCTTTGTCTTTAGAAAAAACATTCGATTCTGATATGGAAGAAACGATGCGTGGTGCCAATGCATTAATGACAGCGTATGGCATGAGCGGTCAAGAAGCGATGGATTATATCACTACTGCTACACAAAATGGTTTAGATAAAACGCATGAGCTTGGCGACAATTTAGCTGAGTATGCCGTTCAATTTAAACAAAATGGCTATTCTGCAAAAGAAATGTTTGAGATATTGCAAGCTGGTTTAAAAGGCGGCGCTTATAATCTTGACAAAGTAAATGATCTTGTTAAAGAAATGGGCGTTAGGATTTCAGACGGCACTATTCAAACGGCTGTTGAGGATCTTGGCGGTGATTGGCAAACGATGTATGACACCATGAAATCAAATGGAGCTTCTAACAATGAAATATTTAGCGCTCTAGCAAGTGAGATTTCTAAGGTTGGTGACGAAACTGAAAAAGCGACGTTAGTTTCCAGCTTGTTCGGCTCACTTGGAGAAGATAATGCAGTACAGGTTATCGAAGCAATGGGTGGATTATCCAAGGAGATGGAGGGTGTCAAAGGGTCGTATGACAACGTGACTGGCGCAGCAAAAAATATGGCTGATGGCGTAGAAGAAACTGTTACATACCAAAGCGCCATGAACAATATGATGTTGGCTGCAGCCGAAGTCGGTGAGCAATTAGCACCTACAATCAACAGTGTTGCTGAAGCAGTGAAAAATGCTGCTCAGTGGTTTAGAGGCTTGGATGAAGACACTCAAAAAACTATTATGACCATTGCGGGGATAGCAGCAGCCATAGGACCTGTTCTTGTAATATTTGGAACACTCATGGGATCAATTACCAAAATATCCGGCGGTATTTCTACTATGATTGACCTTTGGGGCAAGCTTTCGCTATTTCTAATGCAAAACCCATTCGTATTGGTTATTGCAGGTATTGCCTTGCTTATTGCAGGATTAGTTCTCGCCTATAATAAGGTGGAATGGTTTAGGAACGGTGTGAATGCATTCTTTCAAGGTATATCGGATGTCGCCGTTGAGGTGTTCAACTTTATTGGGGGATACATTAGTGGCGTATTTGAAGGGCTTTGGACAAATGTTTCCAACGTATTCGAAGCTGGGAAACGCATATTCACTGGTTTTATTGATTTTATCACTGGAGTTTTCACAGGGGATTGGGAACGAGCTTGGAATGGTATTGTAAACATTTTTGGTGGTATCTTCGATGGAATTGTTGCGATTGCGAAAATGCCACTAAACAACATGATTGGATTGATCAACGGATTTATTCGAGGTCTGAATAATATCAAGGTTCCTAAATGGGTACCTGGTGTTGGTGGTAAAAGCTTCAGCATTGGAGAATTACCTTATTTAGCAAAAGGCGGGCACGTATTGAATGGCCAAGCGATCGTAGGTGAAGCTGGACCAGAATTGCTTACAAATAAAAACGGTAAGACGACCGTTACTCCGTTATCAGATGAAGAAAAGCGCAAAGGTATTGGCGGCAAAGTACAGCCTTCTAGAGTGGAACAACATATCCATATTGGGAATGTCGATGCGAATAACCCAAGCGAATTAAATAAAATGAACCGTAAATTTTACCGTGCAAGCAAACAAGCACTTGAAGGCGTAGGAGGTCGATAGGAATGTTCATGGATGCTGATACACCGAATTTTATATTCAAAGGAATCAACGCAGTTATGGATATGGATTGTATTATCGAAACTGAACTTCCTGAGATCTCTCCAAACAAACGCTACGAAGAAATCACTGTGCTAGGACGAAGCGGATCGTTACATGAAACCTTTGACGACTACGAATCTTATGATTTACCAGTAGAAAATATAACGATTCCGTATGATCGGTTACGAGAAGTAAAACAATGGTTACGAGGTCGCGGACAATTAATTACTCATAATGATTACAATACTTATCGTGATGTTATTTGCATGATGGATTCCCCTACTGAGTTTGAAAACGAGTGGGGGTATTTCTATACCTTCGATTTAACTTTTCGATGCCAACCTTTTAAGCGGAAAGTAAACGAGCAATCATTGCCATTCACTACCTCGTTGGTCTTTTATGATCCGGGCGATGAAACTGCAAAACCTTACCTTGAATTGAAACCAACAGGCGGCAACGTCAAACTTACGATCAACAGCAATTCATTGACGATTACAAACGCCAGTACAGAAGTAATCAAAGTCGATTGCGAACACGGAAAAATTATTCAAGGTTCCAAAACACTTTTCAGCAAAGGAGAATGGCCGTTGGTACGTCCGGGAGAAAACAAACTGACTACCACAGGTGTTTCTAGCGGCACAATTTTAAGAAGGAGTGTGTATTTATGAGTTTAGTTTATGTTTATGAAGAAATGCCAGCGGACTTAGAAACGAACGGTCACGCTTTGATCGATTGGGCTGATTTGCCTGAAATCAATCGTATTCTAAATGGTGACTATACTTTTTATGGCAACTATTCATTAGATGGTCAAAATGTAGATTATCTCAAAGAAGATAACTTCATTCGTGCAGAAGATGAAGACGGCAAGATGAAATACTTTGAGATTAAAAAAGTAACAAAAAATCTCAATT